ATTGTTTTAGATTTTAAGGGGACGGAAAGCCCGCCCCCGGTTATTATTCGTTTTCCGTGTATTCCTCAACGACTAAATCAGTTTGTCCCCGCTTCACTTCCTCAATAAAGCCTTGAAAACCGTTTGCCTTTGCAATGTCTATAATCGCCTGCAAACGCTTTTCGCCTAAACTTTCGCCCCTCGCAATGCGGAACACCTTAACCGTCGGATTGCTTGCGATAATCAGTTTGGCGGCAACCTCCATAATTTGACTATCTGACACTTTCCCGGCAACGAACGGCACGCCGTTTAATTCTAACCCGTCGTCCGTGAACGAAAGCCCGGCAATCGGCAATTTGGACGTTGCAATAAGTGTTTCCCTTTCCTTTGCCAATGCGCCTAATTTGTCCTCAAACGTGCGGGCGGTTTTCTCGGCGGCTTCCTTTTGTTTCTTTTTTGCCATGTAATCCACAACCAACGCATTGATACGGTTGTGTTCCTCGGCTTTTTTGAGTTGTTCCGCCGTGTCTAATTGTTCCGGGTTATTGGCTTCGTATTCCTCTAACCATTTGTCGGCATTCGCTTTACGTTTCACAAACTCGGATTTGTCATTTACGATAACTTGCAACGTTTCCTTATAATCGTTTTCAATGGCTTTTTTGTTGGCTTTCGCATCTTCTTTGGCTTTTTCCAACCGGGCGTTTGCCTCGGCAATTATCCGGGCAACTTCTTTTTCCTCGGCGGCTAATTTGTCGTCGATTGCCTTAATATTACTTTTTCGGGTTTCTTCCGCCTCTTTAATTCGTCCGGGGATTGCCTCCAATTGTTCAATCCTTTGTTGCCGGGCTTGACGTACCGTTTTCGCTTTCTCAATCAACCGGGCATTTTCGTTTTGTTCTTCCATCAACGCCGTAATATCCTTTTTCTCGGCATACGTTTTGACGTCGCCGGGTTTCAATTGCTTTTCAGCGTTGGCGCAAATGGTTGTGTACGTCTTGACCTCGGCGTTGGCGTCTTTTCTTTTGTCCTTAACGGTCGTAACCTCGGCGTCAATTTCTGCAATCCGGGTGCGCACCTTTTCCGGCAACAAAGCCTTTACAACCTCAATTTGTTTGCGGCGTCCCTCGGCGGTTTCACTCCAACGGGAAAACTCCACGGCGTCAAAATCTTGGTAGCCGAAAATCTTTTGCAGCATTGAAACGTTATCCGAACGCATCCCGGTTGTTTGGGATTTAATGGATAACGTCCCCCGTGGGTTGGCTTTGGTAAACTTTAATTCGACCTCGTAATTTTCGCCGTCGTTACCTACTACCATTTTCGCAAACCCTTTGTCCTCTCCAATTTTCAACACGGCGTCCCGGTTCCCGGTCAACAACGCCCCGATTGCCTTTAATAGCGTGGATTTTCCCAACTCATTGTCCCCGGTAATGAAATATACATTACCCTCAAAATCTGCGTTGAACTCCTTAATTACTTGGAAATTCGACAACTCTAATTTTTTGATAATCATTTTATCGCTCTTTTTATGCCGGGGTTGCCCCCGGCGGTTACTACTTATTTGTTTGTTAATCTCATTCTTTGGTGTATCATGCTTTGCACCTTGTTAAGCGCATCCCGGTTGGCGTCAACCTCCGACCGGGTGCAATCGGCAATAAAGTTTTCCAAACGCTTATACAGGTCGTCCAACTTTTACCCGTAACGGGCGACGTGTAAGTTACTTTGCAATGTCCGTACCCGGCAAACTCAAACCGGAAATCGCTGATTGTTGTTTTCGCTCTCATTACTTTTATATTTTAGTGTTACCGGGAAAACGCCCAGTCGTTGTTATTTCATACCACAAAATTACGGTAAATATTTTAATTACCAAAACTTTTTTCTTTTATTTTCGTATTAGGGTGAAAAATAATCCCGATACGGTGCAAGTCGTACCGGGATAAAATCAAAATAATTTCATTTGCGTATCTGTTAAGACGGCAATAACGCCGTCAACTTTTTGTTCCCATGCCGTCCGGGTTGCAATCTTTTCCGGCGTTGGGTTCCGTTCGCACCTCCGTTGGTTGTGGCGCATCTGTTTAACCATGTACGCCAATTCTCCCAACGTTATTTTAGCCGGATTTTCGATTTGCGGGCTTTTGTTTTCGTCTGCCATACTTTTACCTATTCAAACAAAACAATCGAAATACGGGGCTTAAAACAAACGGTCGTGCATTGGGACGGGCAAATTCTCCAAAACCCAACGGGGGTTGTTGTGCAAAATGTACCGTCCAAAGTGCATTATCATAAGGGCGTCGGCATTCCACAACGTCGCCTTAACATCGGGGTAATAATCGGCGGCGGCTCGTTGGTATCGCTTTTTGCGCTCCGGCTTTTCCTCTCCCTTAACCCGCAATTTCAATTCGTTTTGCCATTTTTGAGGGTGTACCAAAACAAACGGTACGTCGCACATGGCAATTATCGTTTTCAGTTTCTCGAACTCGGATAACAGTTTTTGAACCCGGAACGCCTTACCGGGGTTGTCGGTTATATCATCCGGGCGCAATTGCACCTTTTCGACGAATACCAACGGGCGGCAAATAGTCCTCATATAATTAAACCATTGCCGCAACTCCATAAGGTTGCCCGGCATTTTTATTACCTCGGTTTTATGGCTCGGACGCCAAACGGCAATCCCCCCGGTTTTTCCGGGGTCAATCCCAATAATACAATCAATAGTTATTTTGTTCATTTCCAAAAATCTAAATAGTTATCAATCTGTAATTCGTCGGCAATCATTCGGTCAAACGTCCGGGCAATCTCTTTGTCCCTCGCTATCTCATACGCCGTAAAATCCAACTCCGGGGCGTCGGTTCCCTTACGTTGGACGTGGTACGCCTCGTACTTGTTGACGAACCCACGGGCGACACGTTGCATATATCGGGCAAATGCTTGTTTGCGGTCGTCTTCGGTTCCGGCAACCTCATTGGCAAAACCCAACTTTCGCAACCAATCATAAATTAACATCCCGTCAGTAATCCCCAACACAAACCGCCCGGTATATTTGTATTGCAAAAATACCTCCCTACATCGGGCGACGGTTTGGTTGTGATAATACCGTTTTTCCTCCGGCGTCAATTCCTTTTTCGGCTCCGGCAATGCCTTATACGCTTTATGTATAACCCCGTTTTGTTTCCGGCGGTATGCGTTCAATATCTTTGCGAAATAATCGGCGTTAAACTGTTGGTAATGCTTTTTGTCCGGGTTGCCTTGACTGTCTTTCGGCAAATAGTCGTCCAATTCCCCGGTTGTCGCCAACTCAAATGCCAACTTAATATCCGCCAATGTCATTTGCGAATAGTATTTTTTGAGTATATCCAACAACCGGGTACAAATGTACGCCCAATCTTCCGGATTGGTCGGGATTATATACCCGACGTCCATTGCAATAAACCGGAACATTTGCCCGGTTTTCGCAATCAACGTGCCGTCGTCAATATCGGCAATTTGCATTTTCGTTGAGGCGGCGAAAATGTACTTTTCGACCCCGGATAACGATTTGGCAACCTCCGGTAATTGCAACATTTGTCGGCGTATGTCGATTGCTTTTGTACCGGGCGTTGGGTTGTATATCGCCAACGCCACGGATTGCGTATTTACTGTTTCCGGCAAATTTTCCATAATCAATAATCGTTGTTAAGAAATTCCATTGCGCCCGCCACGTTCAACTGTTTTTGCGGGGCTTGGTATTCCGGTTTCAAATGCAATTTCTTTTTCTCAATGTCGCCCCGGATAAAATTGCGTACCGTCGCAATCCAACCCGTGCGGGTTCGCTTAACGCCCTGTTTGGTTTCCGACCAATCGGCGACCGTGTGGAAATAATAAATCAAATCGACCTTTTCAAATTCCGGCGTCGCAAA